CCTTCACTCTGTAGTGCATTTTGTTTGCTTCTTTTAAATCGACTGACATAAACTTACTATATGTGTTAAGTTCTCTGGAATATTTTTGCAAAACTAACCCCACTCATTACTGAATAAAACTTACTTATATTAAAAAACCCCAGAAAACGGTTGGTATTTCAATGTTTACGCTAACATCACGAAAATAATTTTCCAAGTGTCTGCGGACCGGCAACACCATCCGCGACACAACCATTTTCACGTTGCCATGACTTCAATGCTGCTTCTGTTCCTGACCCGAAATCTCCATCTGCATCAAGTCCTAAACACTCTTGCAATTTCTTTACTGTGTCGCCTTTTGAACCTTTGCGGATTAGACTATACTTTTCATCATCTTCTGCATCGGGGTCTCTAGTATAATTATAATTGCCACCTAGAACTTCCAGAGCATGAATATAATGTTTTTTTCTATCTGCAAGACCAATGGTTCCGCCATTGATACGTTTAGTCATCATTACGATATCATCAGTATCGCAGTGGTGATTAATGTCGTTAGTTTCCCAGAACCAACATGCACTCTCAATTGCACCTTTTGGGGTCCGCACATATTCTACAGCCGACTCTGGTGTCATTCGTACAGAGCCGCCAAATTTTTTATAATTATATTTTCCAGTTAGTTGTAGAATTCCACCACCACGAAAACGCCAGCCGTCACCAGACGCAGTATCACCATTGTCCATACGATTTGCATAGATTACGTTAGCGATCTTTTCTGGTTGTCTGTGGTACTCTCCAGCGTCTCTGCCAGCACGTTTAAAATACTTTCCAAAGATAGCATCTAGTGCCTTTGAAGAATAGTTAAGATTCTCTGACAGGGTTTTATAATTTGCACTTTCATGTGCTGTCTGAGCAAGAAAACCAGCTACTCTATTTTTATTGGTGATTTCGTATTTTGGAAACATTTCTATCATTGCATTATACCAATCATCTACATCGTCTCTATGTAGAATTTCGGCCACTTGGTCTTTTGTAAAATCAAAATCCATTATTATGTATCCTTTTTTGTTTGATCTGTTATGTCAAAATTAAATTCAAATTGTGATAAATCTACATCAGTTGGAAACCCATCATCACTAAAACTATAATCAAGTTTTAGTTTAGTTTCTACTTTTTCAATTTCTTCAATATTATCACTTACTCGTTTTTTTACAAATGGTAACGATACAATTTTAGCAGTTCTATCTATTCCCATCAATCTTTCTTGTAATTCTTCTGGACTAATTGCCGAGGGTTTTGGTTTGGATTTATCATCTTGTTCGATCTTCATATTTGCAGATTTTAAAAATTCTTTAAATTCTTCAAACTCTGTATCTGTAATTTTTTCTCTTTCATATCCTTCTACATTAAGAGAATATTTATCTACCCAATCAAAGCCAGAATGTCTTATAAATTCTTCAAGATGAAACAATAGATCAGTCATGTCGCCGTCTGTCATATCCGCGCTATGAGAAACCATGCTCATTTCTTTTTCTATTCCATCATCATCGGTCTCATAATCTGTCATACGAAATTCATATATTGTTCTATGTTTCATCTTAATTTCCTATTTATACTAAGTGGTGCCGGTCATAGTAAACGCCTTTTGGTGACGATATTCGCCCCAGAGGTCTTTTGCATTTACTTTAATAAATCGTTTATTGGTTTCGGTCTTATTTGGATTTTCAATAGTAAGGACTACTTTCCTACCTTTTTTCCACGCAGCACGCTGTCTGATTTGACGTTCTAGCGAATCAGCAATTACAGATGTACAATTAAATTTTGAAACATTCCTTCGCTCACCTTTTGATGTTTGCGTAGATCTAGTTTTTTTAGCCATTTTAAATTACTTCCCATGTTGTTACACGATCATATTTAAATGATCGCCAGCCTTCTACTTCAATATCCCAAACGACAAAATGATTTTCATCTGGAACTCGTTCTGTTTTCAATGTACTTATATCTTCAACCGGATTGTCCGGCCAAGGTATAGTTGTTGGATTAGTAGTACATTTCATTTCTCGCATTGAGCCGTCAGCCTTTTCAAACAGTACTAGACAGTTGCTTTTTACTAGTTCGTTTTTTAGGTTTAGTCGCGATTCCATTATCTAATTCCTTTTTAGGGGTTTCGTGTGTTTCTTTAATTTTTGAAAAACTATTCCAAACTTTTATTTGTTTTTCATTTGTATTATGTCTACCATCATACATTATTTGCCAGTCTTTGTCAATACTATTCCATGACATAATATGAAAATTCTTTTCCTTTTTCATTCCAACTTTGCCAAGGATCAATCCAGTTCCGATACCTAGTTTTTCTCCAACCAAATCGCCATCAAATTTTACTCTGGGTTGTGGTGTTACTTCCGGCTTAAGGACAGGGGGGATTTTAGATTTTACTGGACGATCTACATACACTGTATTATTTTTTGGAACACTGTACTTTTCTTCATCTAGTTTTGCTGCCTTTTTATTATCAGAAGCAATTTGAGTTTTTGTCCTACGGGTACGTTTTTTCATTTTTGGTGCTTCATCTAAAACATCAAATATATCGCGGAAACCCGCCCCTTGCGATTCTACACGGGCGGATTCCATTTCTGCTTTTGTTCTACGTTTGCGCTTTTCCATCATATTCTCCATAACGAATCATTTTATAGTTTACAATACCATAAAACTATATCAATGTCAAGCTGCTAAAGTATTTTTCCATCTTGCAGCATCATAAAAATATTCAATTACTTTTGCGTTCAATACATCAGCAACTTCTTGGGCCTTCTCTTCTGTATCAAATACCAAGTCAACAACTTGAGGAGTTTTATATACTTTATATTTCAACTCTCCAACCATAATGATATGTTTAACTACTTCATCATTTTTCTCTAGTGCGTATTGCATAAGCGTTCCTTGTGATTCTGTTTACTCATTAACTTTACCATATTTTTCATCACATGTCAACATATTTAAAGACTCTGATCGAGTCTCCATAGAAGATATTCCAAACTCTCTATAGGTAAATATTTATCATCGCCGCCCATTAAGTTTTGAACCATAGTGCCTGGCTCTGGATCTACAAAGTGCGGCATACTATATCTTTGCAGATGAATGTGACTATTTACAACTCTATGTTTTGTACTCTTAAAATAGTCATTTGTCCATCTCTGCAACAAATCCCCAATATTACAAACTACCCCATTCTTAGCGTAAGGCACAGAGTGCCAGATACCTTCTAAGTCCTGTACTTCAAGGCCAGGCACATCATTAATCTGCCATAACAATGTAATAGTTCCATAATCACTATGTTCACCAATTCGCATTTGATTTTCTTCAAGTTCTCCGGTATATGCTGGATAATGAATAACTCTGGTTGTGTTGAAAGATTTTATATGACTATCGACTAGAGCATTTCCAGTGTTTAATATTGTATCAAACTTTTCCAAAATTCTCAAAGTTAGTTTATCTGCTACGTCAATACTTGCCAATGCAGTAATTTTAAAATCTGGAATTTCTGTGGGCCATAGATGATCGCCCATGCGGTATTGATTATAGTTAAAACTTTCTTTCATATCTTTCGGCGCATCTGGGTCTACATTTTCTGCACCCATCAGTTGATATCCTAAATTGGTATCGCCCTCATAAGGATATTTTTGTTTTGTTTCTGACGGCAAATCAAAAAATGCCTTCATTTCTTCTTGCCAAGTGTTCATGGTGATCTGTTCTGCATTACTTAAACTATTAGTAAAGACTGCAAATCCGACAGTGGTATATGCATCCTCTATTTCTTGTAATAAGTTATCACCATTCATATCAATTACTGGTATCATTTTTTCTCCAATGCGTTAATCATTCTTGTCATTCCTATACCACCACCTGAGCGGGGGAAAAAGTCAAACTCTAAAAATTTCTCTAATTCGTCTTCTACTCTATCATTACCAAACAAACTCTTAATAAGTCCGGCATATTCGCCGTTTGAGATTGTATGGAACGTATCTCTCATTTGATCTTTATCTGTACTACGTTCAGCACTACCGATTGTTTCCATACCACCAAGTATTACATCAATCTTTCTACTTGTACCATCTTCGTTTCTTGACATATTCCAAAACGGGCTTGTCATCTCTGGAAACTCTGTAATCATACAACTACCAAATCCGGCCTGCATTGCAAGTTCATGTTGTGCATCTAATTCTGTGGTAGAACTTAATCCATAATGTTGTTGCCATTCTCTATATGTTTTTTCTGTAAGATCGTCAAATCCTAAATGGTTGCATAGTTGTTTTTCCATAATTTTTAATTCGTCTATTCCACCATGCATTTCAAATTCAAACATTGGAAAGATTGTATCATGTCGGCCAGGAATTGCATTTGGTTCCTGTCTATATGAGGTCGAGACACAAAAAAACCCGCGAGAGGCGGGGCGAGATAATAATTCGTATTCTAACCACATCTGTCCGGTTTGCGGAAGTGGCCAAACTTGGCCTTCATAATTATAAGTTGCTACATTTTCTGGATCTTCACATGCTGCTAAAATTGATAATCTATTTTGTGTATGGACTTCTAGAAATCCTCTGTCTAAAAAAAAGGACCGTAAAAGTCCTATTGCCTTAGTAAATTTTTTTGGGTCAATTAATTGTGTCATCTGTTCATTCTCTATTGTATTGGGGCAACGAGAGTGTCACCCCAATACTTAGTTTAAAATTATTTTGATTTTTTCTCATCGTCACTATCAGCAAACCATCCAGAACCATGCTTTTTAGTATCTGTTATTTCTTCATCTTCGTCTGTATCAATCAACCTTCCGTTTAGGTAACGTAGTAATGCACCATATGCTGGAAGGAATAATATCAAACCAATAGCAATCTTGGTTAGTAGTTGTCCTGTTGCAACCTCTACCCAATGTTCTGCCATGTATTCATCACCACCGTTGGCAAATGCTACA